TACCGTTTACGAGCAGACCTACCCAACTGGCGGCGGTTCAGCATCCGCCCGACAAGTGAACATCAGAGGAGGGGCCGACCAGTGAAGCTCAAGCGTGGTTCAACCTCAGTTCGTCGGCTGATTTTCGTTGGCGATTCGTCCAGCACTACCGGTGCAGGACTAGCCAACCTCCTTCACAACACCAGCGGGCTGGTGGCGTACTATTTTGCTGGCGACCTATCAAACGAAGTACAGATCACGCTGGCGACTGCAACGCTTGGGAGCTATACGAGCGGCGGATTCGTGGCAGTCGATAACACGAACATGCCGGGCTGGTATGAGATCGGGATTCCTGACGCTGCCCTCGATGGTGGCAATGAAGTTGCGATCCAGCTTCGCGGCGCGGCTAACATGGTGCCGGTCAATATCTACATTGAACTTGATACGGTTGATTACCAAACCGACGCATTCGGCGCACTCAAGCCAACTACCGCTGGCCGAACGCTCGACGTCTCTGCTGGTGGCGAGGCTGGAATCGACCTTTCCAACGTGGGATCGCCAACCACGGTTCTCAATTTGTCGGGCCTCACGATCAAGACGGCGACGGACATCGAAGTCGACACGCAGGACATCCAGAACCGGCTTCCATCCGGCTTGGTCGATGGTCGTATGCGATCCATCGCGGAAGTTGTGGGCGACAAGCTCAGTTACAAGCTGGCCTCTGATGGCTTGTCGCTTGTCACCTCTTGGGCTGTTGGCATCACCGGCAACATCACGGGCAACTTGTCCGGTTCGGTTGGCAGCGTCACGGGCAACGTCGGCGGGAACGTTACTGGTTCCGTTGGCTCGATTTCTGGCGTTACGTTTCCGACCAACTTTGCTGCCCTTGGTATCAACTCGAGCGGCCACGTTTCGCGGGTTGTTCTTGTCGATACGACGACCACTAACACCGACATGCGGGGGACCGATGGAGCGGCACTTGCGACCCATTGGACTTCGACCCGAGCCGGCTATCTCGATGGCGTTTTGATCGCCGCAAACTACAACCAGCGAACGGTACAGGTGACGGGATCCAATCACGTCGCGTCGGACATCCACGAACTTCAGCCCGCCGTAATTGACAACACCCACTTCGCTCCGGGTGCCATCGACGACAACGCACTAGCCGCCTCGGCAGCAACCGAAGTAGCAACGGCAGTTGGCACGCTCCAGGTTCTCACCGACCTGGTAACGATGATAATCAACGATGGAACCGCCAATGCTAGGTTCTCGACATCCGCCCTCCAGAATGCTCCATCTGGCGGAGGCGGAGGAGGATCTACTACCGTCAATGTTCTGCCATACACTGGGGCGGTGCCGGATCGGGTTGAAGGCACAACGATCAAGGTGTTCTATAACGAGCTAACGAACGTATCGGTTGGCGTAACGGATGCCACGGGAGCGGCGGTAACGCTTGACGCAAAGACGCTCCGGTTCTGCGTGGAGGATCGATACGGGGTGGACGTGTTGACGCTAAACGATGGAAGCATAACGCGAAGCGGATCGACGTTTACGGTTCAGATTCCGCAATCGTTAACCGATACCGTTGGAGCCAACTATCGTTGGTCGCTACGCGATTTGACGAGTTCCCTAAATACCGTTCTGATTCATGGGCAACTGATTGTTGCGGAGGCGGCAGAGGATGAAGCTTAGTCTATGCCGTTGTGGCGGAACCAGGACGGCCAGCGGGTGCGATAGGTGCAAGCCGCATCGATCGCAAAGCGGAAAGACAACCGCCGAGCGTGGATACGATCACAAGTGGCGGATGCTAAGCGAACGATACAGGGCTGAGAATCCGCTTTGCGAGGCATGCCAGAATGCGGATAAGGTGACGCCGGCAACGGAGGTTCACCATATCATTCCGGCATTGGAAAGCGAATATCACAGACTGGATCGAAATAATCTGATGGCATTGTGCAGGCAATGCCATCAAGAGATAGAAGGGATAAGACGTGCCGGGAGTGCCAGGTAGAAGCGGAAGGCGTGGCAAGCTTACCGCACAACATATTGCCGAAGGGACGTACCGAGCCGATCGGCATGGTGAACGTGTGGAGCTTGCCATCGGATCGAGCAAGCCGCGTCCGATGCTACTGCTTGGCAAAGACGAACAAGAGCTTTGGGACATGGTAACCGGCGGACTCCCGGAACACGTTCTACATGAAATCGATTCGCCTACGTTGACGATGCTGGTTGCATTGTGGAGCCAGTGGAAAAGATTGTGGGAGCTATGGCAAGCCGATCCGCTGGACCGGGAGTTGAGAAAGTCAACGCTTGAGATTGGGGCGCAGGCCCAACGGATGTTCAGCCAGTTCGGCATGAGTCCGGCGGATCGATCGAGAATCAAGGCCGCACAAGAGAAAAAGAAGAGTCCAGCGGATGCCATTAAGGAAATGCTGGAATCTAGGCTTGGCAAATGAGCGACACAAAAAAGCGAGTCCAAGAATACATTGACGGAATTAGGAGCGGGAAGATTGTAGCCGGTCGATGGTTGAAGGCGGCGATCGAGCGGCACTTGTGGGATCTTAAACATGCGGAACAGAGGGGATACTACTTCGATGAAAAGCTTGCCGATCTTGCTTGCTATTTTTTTCCTACTTGCCTTAGCTTCACCAAAGGAGAATGGGCAGGCCGCCGATTTGACCTTTCCGAATCTCAATTGTTCATTGTCTGGAACTTGTTCGGCTGGAGGCGTAAAGACGGAACAAGGCGTTTCCGTTACGCCTACCTCACTGCCGGTCGCAAGTGGGGGAAATCCGAGTTTGCAGCAGGACTTGCCCTGCTCCTCACAATCCTTGACTATCCATGCGAGCCAGCCGCCGAAGTATATTGCGCAGCAACCAAAGAAGAGCAAGCCCGCATCGTGTTCAACGTTGCCAAGGAGATGGCAAGAACCAGTGAGATCCTTTCTTCGCAATGCTCCAATCTTGCGAAGGCTATCTTGGTAAATGCGGACGGATACCAGGCCAATTCGTTTTTGAAGCCGATCGGATCGGACAGCAAGACATCCGACGGATTAAACATCCATGGTGCCGTACTCGATGAAATCCACGAATGGCGAGATCGGCACCTAGGACTATACGACAAGCTGACCACGGCCAGCGGGGCGAGGAGGCAACCGCTGATCGTGATGATTACCACGGCGGGCGATGATCGATCTACCGTGTGGAACAACATCGATAGTATCTGCACGCAGGCTTTGCAGGATTATCGAAACGACGATCCCATAGGCGACACCTACTTTGCGTTCATTGCAAGGATCGATGATGCGTGGATTGATGCGAATGGCATCGAACATCCGGCGGATGATCCTTTCGATTCGGCATGCTGGAAGAAAGCCAACCCGAATTATCCGATTACACCGAAGCACGACTACCTACAGGAACAGGCAAACGCTGCGAGATCGGGACCGATTGAGCTAAACAAGTTCAAGCGGTACTGCTTGAACGTAAAGGTAACGAGCAACGAAAAAGCCATCGATGATACGCTTTGGAGTTTGGCGGCTGGCGAGCTGTCCGACTGGAGCAAGGCGGAGGTGGTTTGCGGGGCTTGGGACTTAGGCGGACGCGATGACTTGGCGGCGGTATCCTTGGTTGCAAGGTTCCATGATGGAACCGATCAAGCTGGTGAGAATCGATATCGATACGAAATACAATCAAGATCGTTTATCAACAGCGAGAACGAACGAGACATAGCAAAAGAACCGTGGGCGGATTACGTCCGGCGCGGTTTGCTGATTGTTAGCCCGTCTGAGTTGAACGATTTGAAGGCAACTTGCAAGCAATGGTGGCGAGAGTATAAGACCAAAGACTGGGCGTACGATCCCCATACATCAAGAGACGTTGCACAGGATTTGACCGCAGATGGTTTGAAGTGTGTTGAGTTCTACCAAAATTGCAGCATGTACAACGAACCGCTTAGGACATTCCTAAAAGCGTTAAAGGCTGGAGCAATCCGGCACGATGGCAATCCTTTGTTGGCGTGGTGTGCGTCCAACTTGGTGACGACGCAAAACGCCAAGGGCGAGGTGATGCCGGATAAGCGGGGAAGCAAAGAAAAGATAGATCCGATGGTGGCAACTATCATGGCGTTTCGTTTGGCAAGCTTGGCACCGCAGCGTGCCAAGGGTTCCTTGTTTGTATTCTGAGGGACAACCGATGGCATTGAATTGGCGAACCTTGCGAAACGCGATCGGCTCCATGCTTGGAGGCATGGAGGACAGCAAGCACGTCGGACCGGAAGAGGCGATCAGCATTCCGGCGGTGTGGCATGCCATCAGCAAGATAGGCGGGCACGTCGGCCAGTTGCCGTTGCACGTTTATCGGCGGCTAGATCGAGGAGCCGAGAAGGCAACCGACCATCCAGCCTATAACCTAGTCCGCAACAGACCGACGCCACTTCTTTCCGCGTTCGATTGGAAAGAACTTTCCATGGTCCATGCCCTACTATGGGGCAATGCTAGATCGTGGATTGTGCGGGATGCGTCGGGGCGTCCAATGGAGATCCTGCCACTGCATCCGGACAATACCGTTTGCGTATTGTTCCAAGGGCAGAAGTATCACGTCACGAAGCCAGCCAGCGACAGCCGGGAAGGCTTGTTTCGACAATTCGTGATTCAGCAAGATGATATGCTGATTATCCCGGATGCGGACGTCTTGCATATCAAAGGAATTTCCTTTGATGGCATCGATGGAAAGGGCAGCATCCCGACGCACAAGCGAACTTTGCGGATTGCCATCGATAGCGAGCGAAGCTTAGAGAACCAACTAAGCAAAGGCTTCGCCGGATCGATCTTGCTGGAGGCACCGGCAGGAGCGTTTGCCGACGAACAGGACGCGAAGCGATTTGTGGAGGCGTTCAAAGCACACCACAACGGAAGCGAGAAAGCCGGGCAGATCGGGCTGTTGCGTGAAGGCATCAAGGCCAACGTTATCAGCATGAGCAGCGTAGACATGCAGATGATCGAGCAAAGAGCGTTTAGCCGTCAGGATATCGCCCTATTGTTCGGGCTGGAGTCGATCTTAGGAGACAATGCGAGCGTATCCTACAACAGCCTGGAACAAAAGAAGCTTGCAT